CGTCCATCTCAGCCAGAGTCATCTCTTGGGCAAAGACCGCCCCATCGACCGTCCGTCTGCATAAGCCCTCCCAAACGTTTAGGTAGGCGTTGTGGTCGTGGATCTCAAGGTTTTCCTTTTCCTCCCGCAGGGTTTGGGGGAACCACGGGTTGTCGCGCCATGTGATCTTCTGGACTATTGCGCTCTCAGGCGGGCTGATCACGAACCGTTGGTAGGTATCGTCAGTCTCTAGCTCTGGGTTAAAGGTCACCCAGATTTCTGAGTTGTCCCTACGGATGGTTGGGATCAGGACGTTCCAGCTAGTCTTGGAGATGGTCTGGGCTTCCTCGCACCAGCAGATGTCCACACCCTCAAAGGACTTGATCGACATGATGTTGTTCTTCAGACCCGCAAAGAAGAACTCGGTTCCGTTCCTACCCTTGATCGAGGTGTTCGTTACCTCATAGAACTCCGATAGACCCAGAGCTGCTATCTGGTCAGCCAAGAGCTTGTGGACTGAGTCCTTAATTGAGACCTGAAACTCTCGGGCGCAGAGGATTCGTAGTGGGTCTTTGGCTCCCTTGATCAGTAGGGCTCTAGCCACTCCCCAAGACTTTGCCCCACCTCGGCCCCCGTAGAGAACCTTATATCGCTTGGGCTCAAAGAGGCACGCAAGTTTGACCGGGAACTCGGCCTTGGCTACGGCCTGTTCAAGTAGCTCCCTGTCCTCAGTCATTGAGTCTTTGCGGTACTTCTGGCAGACGCTCCATCGTATTCATGGCTCGGCAGTTAGGGCATCCGTACTGGACAACAGAACTATGGAACACGTTGTCATCAACCAGCATTTTGTTTTGAAACGTGTCCTTCCCGCAGTTCGTGCAATGCCACAATGGCTGATTAGACATCTATTGTCTCCGGTGGCTTTATGAACGTGACCTGTATCGCGTTGAGGATTGGAGAGCCATCGGCGTTCTCCATCTGGTTGATCTGGATTGCCTTGCCGTCTAGCCTGTCTATTACTTCCTTGACTGCCCAAGCCTCTCCCAGCTCTGCCTGAGTTAGTAGAGTCTCTACTATCCTTGGGAGTCTCTGAGGGTTTTGAACCAGCGCCTTTCGCAAAGCGTCATGGAACATCTTCCCCTTTACAGCATTAGTATTACCTATCGGTGCGGCCATATTGATTAACTCAATCTATAAGTTCCTGACACAAATGGGAATGTAAACTATTCTCGTTTAGATTACAACCTTTTTCGTCTTGTTTGTTTAGGCGTTCAGAACTTGTATTTATACAACAGGTTTACCAAATTTCTCATTGGTTCGCCCGCAGGGGTTGCGCCCATCTTCTGATAACTTGCGCTCAGTTGGTGAGGCCCGGTGTTGTAGTAAACATCGCCTCCAGTTAAATCTGACTGACTAACCGTTCCGTAAGGAGTCTTGACTTTTGACCCTGAACCCGCAACTCCAAAGCCTACGTTGTCCTTGCCTACTGGAATCTCCATTCCTAGCCTTCCACCGTATCCAGTAGCTTTCGCAAAGTCGTTGCCGGTCTGCTCTAAGCCACCGCTGATTCGCAACATGGGCAAAATTTCGTCTAAGAATGACTTCTGCTGGCTAGGGGAGAGGCGGGCGAAAATACGGTCGAGGTCTCTCCCCTTGCTTGATCCTAACTTCGCAAGATCCGACAAAGAGATTTGATCGCCCTCATTCATTACTTCTTACCTTTAGTACCCTTTTTGGCTTCCCGTTTGACCGCATAAGCTATCGCAACCGCTTGCTTGACCGGTTTCCCAGACTTGACCTCGGTCTTGATGTTCTGCTTGAACGCCTTGTCTGTCGTAGATTTCTTCAGCATGGCTACTTCTTTGCTGTCTTGGCTGACTGTTTGAACGCCTTTGCTGTTGGCGCTCCCTTGGCTCCGGGGGCTCGCATCTTTTCTGGGGTCTTGCCCGCTGCCTTTTGTGCCTTGATCCTCTCGCGCTTGGCTGCGATGTTCGCGTAAAGTCCTGTAGCCATCAGTCATTCCCTTCGTTTTCGTTAATCTTGACGGTATCTGCTTTGATCTTCGCAAGCCACCAATTGCAGTCCGCAATCGCTCCATCCAACGCTTGAAGATTAGCCAAAGTGAGGGCACGTTGTTGATTAAGTTCCGCAACTCTTGCTTGTATTGATTGCTCATCCATTAACAATTCCAGTTTTTCAAGGCCGCAGCCTTACGGGTTGGTCGGCCCTTATCGTCCTTCATCGGGCCGGGAACTCCACTCATCCGCGCACAAAAAGACTTTTTACGGCCTTCGTCAGCCTTTGTTTTAGGGTTTGGAGCTGGAGCTTTAAGGTTTGAATTATTTTTCGCATTGTATGCCGCCCTTCCTTTTGCAGTCATGCCCGCACCCTGCTCGACAGGCTTGTAGTTCTTAGCCTTGCCAGTAGTGGTTCGAGGTATGGGTTTATTGGTTGTTTTCATCGATCCAACACACGTCTTTCCATGACATCATAAGCAGTTTTTGGCCTTCTTGCTCTACTTCTTGATACGTCAGGTACTCGCCTGTTGTTCCGTAACGAATCCTCTGACCCACTTCGCAGGGGTTAGGAATAATCCGACCCTTCTTGTCGTACTCACCCGGCCCAACAGCCACCACCTCGCCTATGTTCGGGTTTTCCCGCATGATTACTTCAAGAATTGCGCTCTTTTCGCGCTCAATCGGCTTGACTAGAATCCGGTCTCTCAGGGGTCTTATCATTTCTTTTGCGTGGTTTAGAGTTGATTTCGGATTTGGGGATGTCCTTGGACTGATACTCCCCGCACCATTGGGCATCTTGCTTCATAACGTACTCGGGATACCGCTGGCACATTCCAAACTTCTGGTTTGCCAGAAAGAACCTACAGGTTCCGCAGTTCACTTCTGGTAAATCTCGCCAGAGTTGTTCGTGCCCATTTTGGTGTCGCGACCCTTCATGGTCATCTTCTCGCCCATAGGCTTATTCTTGCCGCCCTGCTGGACTGAGTTCTTCTTGGGCTCAGAACGTCCACCCTTGTCGTTGCAATGCTTGGGTACTTCAAAATTGATTTTTGACATGACAGCTCCTATTTGAGGTTTTCAAGTTTGTAAATCGTTGAGTTGATCAGATCCGTAATTCCATCGACCAAGTTCTGTATTTCTGAGTCCTTCGGGAGGTCTTTTCTAGTGTCATCGACATAGTCCCGCATGGCCTTCATGTACTTCAGGGGGTTTTTTTCGATATAAAACTCAGGCTCAAATTCGCCCACCAGACCATTTCTTCCCATGTAGGTCTCAACCAAATCGTCCACCAAATCAGGCATGGATTCATAGTATTTTTGCAAAGCCTTATGCTCGGCGTAGCTCGTAGTCTGCCAATGTTGTATGTGGGCGCAAGTCGCTGAATGTAGAAGCGTCTGCGCGAAAGATTCCATTTCACCCATCTCGTAATTCTCCCTCTTGCACAGTAGATGTCAAGTAATAAACATTCACCATGCGCGGCCCAGTTTTGGCGTTTGTGACCGCACCCTTCTCACAGGACACCTTCTGGTCGGCTACCAGCTTAAATAGCACCGCCTTGACCGAGTGACCCTTTGCCTTGAGCTTAACGGCAATGTCAGCTCGCGTCAGGTTAGTTGACCTACCCAGAAGTTTAATGACATCACGGGCTAGGAATGAACGCCTAGTTCGTTTCTTGTTTTCCATCCTGTGATTATAAACTGTTTGGTGGAGGGCGGTGTGTACAACAACCGGATCTCACGTTGCATCCAATTGTCCCGCCCTCCAGAGCCTATCGTACTCCGCAACCGCACTTCATTTTGCCGCCGTAGGTCTGAACGCAGCCGTAGGGGGCGTACACGGGGCAAGCTGCAAAGGCTACGCTTGCGCTCATCAGGATTGCTGCTGCTAATACCTTTTTCATGGTTTATCTCCTAAAAGTTTAACTTTCACCATACCGCTTACTTGATCGCTCACTTTATATGTGCAATCAATCCTTTTATCGTTGATTTTCCAAGCGTCCGCAAGTCCATCTTGCCCAGCCTTGAAAGCACCAACCATGTTGTCCTTATCCCGCGGCCTTCTATCCGGGGGGTAGAACTCCACCTCCAGATATATTGGGCCTTCCTCGGGTATCTCCCACTTCTCTTGCAGGGCCAGCATCCTGACCGCAAACCGATACTTTTTCTTGGCTGACGCTTGCGGAGCCCAATGGCCTGAGTAGTTAGGACTCAGCTCCTTTGGGGGCCACGGCAGGGTGAGCCTAGCGGGTGAGCTTTTCGATTGTGTCATTCAGTACGCTCAGTTCGGTCTTTTTCAATACGTTCCAGATAGCCTTGCGACCGTGGATACCGTTGTGGCTTCCTTGGTGGCAGTCCTTGCAAAGGGGTATACAGGTGTACTGGAGCCCCTGCTCGATGTGGTGGGCATCAGAGGGTTCCGCAGCTCCACAAACCCCGCAGGGCAGGGATTTGACCGCCGCCAAGTGCCGTCTTTGGGGGGCGGTGAGCTTATTGTTCACGCAGCCTCGATTTTCTCAAACAGGTTTTGGTACACCCGCAATGGGGTTCACGCTTGTAATCAGGCAGGAACCCAAACTTCATGTCCAAATACTTGGCCTCTATCTCCCTCAATACCTTGCAGTCTATCCCCATGACAAGCCTATCCCGACAGCCGAAACATTGCAGATTGAAGATCCGCGAGCCCTTTTCGCACTTCTCACAGGTCATAGAACCAATGCTTGTTGGGCTACCCGCTTGTCTTGCAGGGGCTTGTAGTCGGTATTTAACTCGCAACCAATGTACTGCCGACCTAAATTCTGGGCTACCTGTGCCGTGGTTCCTGAACCCATAAACGGGTCTAGAACAATACCTCCAACAGGCGCACCAGCCAATATACATGGCTCAATCAGTTCTTGCGGAAATACGGCGAAATGCGCTCCAGAATAAGGCTTTACAGGAACGCTCCACACAGACCTTTTGTTTGCCATTCCATCCGCACCAAACACTCTAGCACCTTTGCTAAACCTGTCTCCATGAGCGTAGTCTGCTTGATACCCCTCGCCATTTTTGTCCCTAACTTCTGGCTCTCCCTTAAGAGGTTCTTTTATGGCTTCATGGTCGTAGTAATACTTTTGCGACTTGCTTAGTAGGAAAATATACTCATGCGCCTTAGTGCATCGGTCTTGCACCGACTCAGGCATTGGGTTTGGCTTGTGCCAAATAATGTCTTGGCGTAGATACCAACCATCAGCCCTTAATGCAAATGCCAGCATCCAAGGTATGCCAATCAAGTCCTTAGTTTTTAAGCCAGTTTCATGTAATTTGTCCAGTTTTCGGTCATTGGCAGGCATATTGTTTCTGCCTTCACGTTGGTACTCTGGGCTTGCTCTTGCAAAGCCATTGCTGTTGCAGTAGCTGTCCCCAATGTTCAGCCACAACGTACCATCATCTTCCAATACATCCCACACGCATCGAAACACCTCGACCATTGCCTTGATGTATTCCTCTGGTGTTTCC